CATACAGAGTTAACGCATACAGCCCACAAACCGCCCATAAAACCGCGTTAGCATCTGGTCATACAAATATAAAAATCACCGATCACGTTGGTAATGAAGTTATTTCAGAAGATACCGGAATAGGTGCAGTCGATGCGTCTTTAACTGCCCAGCGTCGCGCAGAAAAGGCACAAGAGGATTTAGAAAATGCCCGGGCAGCCGCACAGCAAAAAGCACCAACTATACAAGACGTTGTGAGTGTTCTTGGTAATACTGTAAGTGTCGCAGATACTTCTGTTGTAAATAACTAAAAAGGATTCAATATGTCTAAAGTAGTCGCGTATACATATAAGAGTAAAGACGGAAATAAACCATCTGCCGTTATCTCCCATGAACAGTATGATGATGGTAGTAATATGTTCCTTACTTTCTTACCAGAAAGCACTGAGACTAAATCATTCCATATACTTAGTAATGCCGAGAAATTTTTGCACGAAAATGGCTTTATTGTAAATGAAAACGTCGAAAAAAGTGACAATATTCCAGCAAAAACACTAAAAGAATTAACAGAAGAATATTCATCCGTATCTACCACTCATACATTTGGTAAGAATAAAGTAAATGACAGTATTACCAGTTTTGGTAAGACACTAATACAAAAGAATAAACTTCCCGTCGATGAAGTTCGGTCTGCACAGCGTCGTGCTATATTTGACCTTACCTATAGCCATAAGTCCCCATTCTCTAATGAGAAAATGGCGAGAGAGTTTCTTTCTACCAATGGGGAAAAGCTTGCATCAAGTTATAAGAATGTGTTAGGCCACCCAGAATTTAAGTCTATGGTAACCTCATTCGGTAAAAAGCCTTTACCACTGGAGGAAGGTGTGTATGTTGATGGTCTAAGCGAAGCTACCGCACCGGGTATGGAGGATTGGGTGATTTCAAATAAGAAAAAGTTCATAGATAAGTACGGTAAAGAAAAAGGACTGCATATCCTTTATGCTACTGCATGGAAACTACATGATAAGAAAGTTAACGAGTCAATGCCACTTGATGAGGCATATGTAATTGACCGTATAGAACATCCTAAATATGGAACTGTCGAATGGAAGAATGAGTTAGGGTATCACACTATTTCTAGTAAGGACAAAAATACTGGTGCTCAGGTCATTCATGCACTAGGAAACCATAAAGTTATCGCCGGTAAATGGAAGACTGTAAAAGAACGCCTCCTAAAAGAATCTAATGAGTGGAATACTGTTGGTGGATTTGAACAACTAGCAGAATCTATAGCTGCTACATATAAGGAGTAACCTAAATGGTAGCAAGATATGTTATTTTAAAAAAGAACAGACAACAGGCAGTTGTAAAGGTTTTGGGTCAAGGGCAAGTGACTGTACCATTAAGTGAATTAAAGTTAGATGACGAGACATTAGTGTCACCCGAGGCAGCAATAACTTTTATGTACTGGAACACTGCACCAACATCTGGATTTAATATAAACATCACTAGAGGTGGGCAAGTAATATATTACCTAACTGGTGGTGACAACTGGAACCTTTCGCAGGGCACTGGTTTTGCCGATAACGAGTTCGCAGATCAAGATATAGTGGTAGACCTACTGAATGATAATGGTACGTTAATTTTGTGCCTAAATAAGTCAGGTTACCAAGAACCAGAAACCCAAGGCACTGGCCGTTAATAGGAAAGGTAATCCAAATGGCAATTTTTATTAGAGACTTAATTCTTGAGGACACCGAGATTATAACAGAGGCTACAGCCGATGGTAAAAAGAATTTATACATTAACGGTATCTTCATGCAGGCGGATAAGAAAAACAGAAATGGTAGAGTTTATCCAAAAATTATTCTTGAAGAAGCGGTGAATGTTTATAACAATGACTTCGTTAAGAAAAACCGGGCATTGGGTGAATTAAACCATCCACAGAGACTAAACGTAGACCCCGCCGAGGCATGTCATTTAATTACTGAATTGAAATGGAATGGCTCCGATGTTATCGGTAAGGCGAGAATTCTTGAGGGAACACCAAAGGGTGCTATTCTAAAAGGTTTAATCGAGGGCGGGGTCTGCATGGGAGTAAGCTCACGTGCTGCCGGTTCCGTTAAGAAAAATTCTAAGGGAATAAATGAAGTTCAAAAAGATTTGAGGTTATCTACTGTTGATGCGGTCAGTGACCCATCTGCCCCAGACGCCTTTGTACATGGTTTAATGGAGGGGGTTAATTGGATATATGAGAATGGTATCTTTATACAGGATGGTGGAAAGAAAATTGAAGAATCCGTTGCACTCATCAAAAAGGCATCATTGAGCCAATTAGAAGAAGCCAAATTAAAGGTTTTTTCTGACTTCCTAAATAACATTAAATAAATATATCTGAATAAATTTAACGGAGTAATTATCAACTATGAATATCGAAAACAAAATTCGTGAGCTACTTGAATCAGTAGATGGAAAGACCCCAGCACAGATGGCGTATCCCGGTGCTACTGGTCCCCAAGATCCTGCACCATATATGGGTGTCAATTTTGAAGAACTTGAACTTGATCGTCCCGGTGTTGTCGCTGGTGAAATGCAGCAAGTGCAGTATCCCGGCCAAACTATGCCAGATCCTGAACCAATTGGACCAGAATTTCAAGAGCTAGATCCATACAACATGGCACCTACTATTCAAGAAGTTCCTAAAGAAAATTACCCAATCGGTAGTGGTGCTGATGACGTTCAATCTCCTCAAGACCCTGCTGCATCAATGCAACCAGACCAGTATAGCGCAGGCATTACTCCTGCTAACCATCCTGCTCCATTTGTTGCAGAAGCTATTGATGTTTCATACGGAAAACCAATTTCTGGATATCACGTAAATGGCTCTGTTGGTGACAAGGATTTTAGCATTAAATTAGACCCAGCTACAGATCACCATAGACAAATAAAAGATCAAAATACGCACCTATCAAACAAAGAAGTTTCTGCTGTAGTTTCACATCTAAACAAAAATGTTGATGAGAAAGTTGGCTTTTCATCTGAGCACAATGGACTTAGTGTTACCACAAGCCATGTTAAGAAGCTAAACGAAGAAGCAGAAGATGCAGTTCCTTCAGAGTATCAATCTTACAAGCCAGCCAAGGTTTCTGCAAAAGCTCAAGGTCAACATATCGTTGTTCTTGATAAGAACACTGCTTCTGCTATTGAAAAGAAATTAGGTCTTCCTAAAGGTGCTCTTGCGCCTGTTCAAGGTGGTCGCTATTCAGAAACTGTAGTTGTTAAAGGTAAAGATAATAAATTACATACTGTTTACGCTAAGGATAATGTTGTCCGTGCTCGTTCATATGGGCATGATGATCAAGAATCAACAAAAGCTCTTGCAGATCACCTAAATGAAGCTCTTGACGTAGGCCAGCAACAAGTTGACCCAGTAGATCAACAAAATGATGTTATGCAACAGGCAGTGCAAGCTGTAGAAGCTGGTAATAAAATTGAAGATGTTGCTAAGGCTACTGGTCTTGATGTGCAAGCTATTCAGGCAGCTATTGAAGCTGCTCAACCTACCGCTTCACCATCTGCACCTCAATCAGTTGCTCCAGTAAGTGAATCTGCTCTAAAGCAAGACGTAGAATCAATTCTAGGTGAAGAAACCCTATCCGAAGAGTTCAAGTCAAAGGCCGCTGCTCTATTTGAGTCTACCGTGGTTGCTCGTGTCAATGAGGAAGTTAAGCGTCTGGAAGAAGCATACGAAGACAAGCTTGCAACTGAAATCAAGTCTCTACAGGAGCAATACGTTGAGGCAGTTGAAACCTACACTGAAAAGCAATCTACTCGTCTAAACAGCTACATCAACTACTTAGGTGAGCAATGGATTGCAAAGAATCGCGTTGCTATTCATCAAGGCATTCGCACTGACCTAACCGAAGGCTTCATGAAGGGTCTACAGAAGCTATTCACTGAGCATTATATCAATGTTCCTGTTGATAAGGTTGACGTTGTTGCCGAACAAAAAGCTGAAATTGAGAAGCTACAGGAATCAATCAATGGTCTATCTTCAAAGATTGAAACCCTTGAGGAATCTAACCACAACCTAATTCGTGAGTCCATCATCAATAAGGTTTCTGATGGTTTAACTGATACTGAGGTTGCAAAGCTACAGTCTCTTTGTGAAGGAGTATCTTTTGAGTCAGAAGATCTATTCGAGTCAAAGATTAATATGATTCGCAATAAGTTCTTTGTGCGCAAATCTGCACCATCACCAGAACAACTTTTAGAGTCAACTATACACACAGCACAGGAACATACTGATGAGAAGAAGGGTAGTAACGTCTCACCAAATATGGAACGATATATTGCTGCACTAAATAAGTATACACGACAATAAAAATATTTTCCTAATTTTGGGGAGTTTGAAAAAAAACTCCCTAAATATAGATAAGTAATTAAATTTTTAAATCAAACAGGTTAATCTGATTAAATACTAACATATTACAGATTTTAACCAAATAACATTCCAATATTGAAAGGAAATAACACGATGTACCTATCTGAACAACTAAACGAAAAATGGTCTGGTATTCTTGATCACGAAGCTCTACCCAAGATTGCCGACTCACATAAGCGTGCTGTTACTGCCCTAATCCTTGAGAACCAAGAAAAGGCAACAGCTCAAGAACGTGGTATGCTAAACGAAGCTGACATTGCTGGTAACTCAATGTCATCTGGTTCAATCGACAAGTATGACCCAATTCTAATCTCTCTAGTCCGCCGTGCTATGCCAAACCTAATGGCATATGACCTAGCTGGTGTTCAGCCAATGACTGGCCCAACTGGTCTAATCTTTGCAATGCGCACTCGTTATGGTAAGAATGGTACTGGTGCAGAAGCTCTATTCCGTGAAGCCGACACTGGTTTCTCCGGTACTGGCACTCACGCGGGTTCTAATCCAGTTGAAGATCCATACACCACTGGCACCGGCATGACTCTAGCCGAAGCAGAAGCTCTAGGTACTGCATCTGGTGGCGCTTTCGGTGAAATGTCATTCTCAATTGAGCGCGTTTCTGTTACTGCAAAGACCCGCGCACTAAAGGCTGGTTACACCATTGAACTAGCACAAGACTTAAAGGCTGTTCATGGTCTTGATGCTGAATCCGAACTAAGCAACATCCTATCACAGGAAATTGTTTCTGAAATCAACCGTGAAGTTGTTCGTACAATTTACCACGTTGCTAAGGTCGGCGCTGCTTCAACTGCTACCCCCGGTGTTTTCGACCTAGATGTTGACTCCAACGGTCGTTGGTCAGTTGAGCGTTTCAAGGGTCTAATGTTCCAGATCGAACGCGAAGCTAACCATATCGCTCAAGATACCCGTCGTGGTAAGGGTAACTACGTTGTCTGTTCTGCTGACGTAGCTTCTGCTCTAGCAATGGCCGGTGTTCTAGATTACGGTAACGTCCTAGCTGGTCTAAACGGCAATATGCAAGTTGATGACATGGGTAATACCTTTGCCGGTATCCTAAACGGTCGTTTCCGCGTGTATGTTGATCCATTCTCTGCTAACCTAGGCGCTGCTTCACAGTATGTTCTAGTTGGTTACAAGGGTGTTACTCCATATGATGCAGGTATCTATTTCGCACCATATACAGGTTTACAGATGGTTCGTGCTGTTTCCCCAGACACCTTCCAACCAGCAATTGCATTTAAGACTCGTTATGGTCTAGTTGCTAACCCATTCGTCTTCGATTCTACTGGTAACCCAGACGGCGATAAGATGACTGGCGGTATGAACCAATACTTCCGTAAGTTCAAGGTTACTAACCTGTTGTAAAAATACAACAAATTAATATATAAGTTATTAATTTGTTAAATTTTAACCCGCCTTTTGGCGGGTTTT